GGATTTTCTAATTCCGGCGGAAGCATTCGTTGCACAATGACATGGGCAACCACCAACGGAGACTTTACTTGGGAGCTTCAGGGCGCAAGCGCAACAGTTTCGCCACAAACAAATAATACTGGTTATGACGATGATGCGTGGCATAAAGTTGATTTAGTCCAGGTCTCCAGCACAGAACGATATATGTATGTAGATGGTGTTTCGGCCGATACTGTTAGTACAACAGATTGCGGTTCTCTTTCATCTTCAGGTAATCTGCCGTTCGCTATCGGGCGTCTTGGCGGTTCATCTGGTCAAGGTGCAACGACAACCAAGGCTGCACTTGCCCATCTATCAGGCACCGCACCAACCGCCACGCAAGTCCGCCAGATGTACGATGCGGAAAAAGGCATGTTTGTGGCATCCGCTAAGTGTCTCCTGCAAGGAGCAAGTGATGCCGTGCTGGACGTTCATATCGACAAGATCGATGGTAAAGTATCGGTTGTCCAATCTGATAGTGTGGCAATCTTCAATGGTTTGGTTATCGAAAGTGAGCCCGGGATCGCAAATGGTGGCGCAACCGCAGAGCATTACAAGACGCATGGCGGTGCAGCTATTGAAATCAATAACGCGAATCTATCGACCAGTATCGCGGCAAAGAATGTTAAGGGTGCGATAGCGTCCCTCGAAGGCTTCTTGGCGAAAGAAACAAGTGGAATTGATCTTAGTAAGGCGAAGGCTTGGATCAAAGGCACTATGCCTTCAACGATTACATCGTCATATAATATTGAAAGTTTAGCCACAGTATCTACAGGACAAGCCACTGTTACATTTGGGGTGCCCTTTAAGAATACTGGGTATATTGTTGCGGGTTGTTCAGGCACAAGTTCGGACAGGTTCTTGTCATCGTATGACACATATAATACAGCGGGAACATCCCGTCTGACCTTGTATCGGCATACAACCGCCACAACCCAAGACGGGATTTTCTTCGCTGTGTTCTTTGGAGAACTAGAAAACGAATAGGAAAATTCATGCTAACCTTTCTTTACATTCTAACTGGACTATTTGTTCTTTTGCAAATATTTGACGTTATGACTACCCGAACCATACTCCATCATGGCGGTAGTGAAGTTAATCCAATTATGCGTGAAATAATGGACCCGGCTGGTAGTGATTGGTGGCTGGTTAAAATAATTCTCGCCGGCATCGCAGTTGGTATTATTTGGTGGATAGTTCCAGTTGAAATCGGTGTTTGGCTATTACTTGGGATCGATCTGATATATGTCTGGATTGTGCATAATAACTGGTCTATAGTTCGCAGGCGCAAGTGGCCGTTACATTTTTGACATAGGTACTCGGGTTCTTATAAATAGACTAAAGAACTTGGAGTATATTAATGGCGATCCCAACAACCAGAGAAGAACATAAACAGTATTGCCTCCGTGAATTAGGCAAGCCTGTTATTGATATCAACGTTGATAATGATCAATTGGATGATCGCATTGACGAATCTCTCCAATATTTCCGCGATTACCATTTCGATGGTACAATCCAGACTTACGTATCCCATCTTGTGACAGCCAGTGATATTACCAACAAATATGTATCAATGGCTGAGAACATTATCGGTGTAACTAAGGTATTCCCGCTTAACGGTGGATCCACTGGCTCCGCGTCCCTCTTCAATCTCAACTACCAGTTTTCTTTGAATGAGGTTTTTGACGCTGCCAATGTCAGTATGTCCCATTATGTGATCGCCCAACAGCATTTTGCCACCATTCAGGAAATTCTCACAGGACAGGTACCTGTCAGATTCAACAGGCATATGGATAGATTGTATATCGATATGGATTGGTCCAGAGTTTCAGCAGGCAATTATATCATCATCGATGGATACCAAGTTGTGGAACCCGATACCTACACAGACGTATGGAATGACCGTTGGTTGCTAGAATATACCACACAGCTATTCAAGCGCCAGTGGGGGTCGAATCTCAAAAAATTCCAGGGCATGCAATTGCCGGGCGGGGTCAGTTTTGATGGACAAAATCTTTGGGAGGAAGCTAACACTAGAATCAAAGAGCTCCAAGAAGAGATGATTTCCTCATATTCGCTCCCAGTTTTCGACATGATGGGCTGACCGAAATGATTACCTGGCATAAACATCATATGATGCCAAAACACCATGGTGGAACCGATGATCCATCGAATCTTATCAAAGTAAATGTGGCACTCCATGCATTTCTTCACAAATTGCTATGGGAAGAAGATGGTCGTTGGCAAGATAAACTGGCATATGATGGCCTTGCAGGACTTAAAGGTAAAGATGAAATTGTTGCTGAAATTCAACGAATAAATGGATTGAAAAGTAGAGGGAAGGTCTATAGGTCGGGATATACACATAGCGAAGAAACCAAAAAGAAAATGTCTATTTCGGCTAAGAAGGCTGCTAAGAATAGACCTGAAGACTATTATAAAAAAATACATGAAAATATGACTTACGGCCATTCAGCACGAACATGGAATATCACATATCCAGATGGTAAAATTCATGCAATTTTCAACATTGCCGACTGGTGTAAAAAAATGGGATTTCCAAAAAGTTCCGTATCATGTGCGAAAAAAGATAACAGGCCCTATAAAGGATATCTGTTTGAGAAGGTAGCCGTATGAGTACGAATCAATATTTTCCGAATTTTACCTTTGCTTCCGAACAAAGTCTTCAGGAAGATTTGATAATTGAAAGTATTAAGGTATACGGATACAATGTCCAGTACATGCCGAGGACTTTGGTCGATGAAGACTTGCTATTCGGTGAGGATACCCTATCCGCTTTCAATACCGCAGCCACGATTGAGATGTATATCAAGAACGTGGAAGGCTTTGAGGGCGAGGGTGATCTGCTATCTAGATTCGGTCTAGAAATCCGTGATGAAATAACCTTCACAGTAGCGAAGAAACGCTTTGAACAGTTCCAAGCCGAGAAGATGCTGACCGAAGTGGGCTTCAATGTCTTGCTAGAAACTGGCGATGATGTACTACTGGAAGATGCGCTTGGAGACAACTATTCACTCTCGCTTGGTAGACCATTCGAGGGCGATCTGATATTCTTTCCGTTGAATGGAAAGGTATTCCAAATCAAGTATGTCGAGCATGAGGAGATTTTTTACTCATTCGGCAGATTGTATACCTATGACCTTCGGTGTGAATTGTTTGAGTATTCAAGCGAAGAATTCAATACGGGCAATGCAACTATTGATGCCATTGAGACAGAGTTTAGCAATAACGCGCTCGGCTTTGAGATGCTCCTTGAAACTGGTGATAAGATCCTTCTGGAAGATGGCGGATCCATGATCGCCGAGTCGTTTGTACCACAACTGGCAGATATCTCAGCCAACAATGAATTCTATGTATCACAGGATTTGACTGATGGTATTATCGATTGGTCAGAGACCAATCCGTTCGGAGAGGACTTGAGATAATGGGATTTGGTGGTAACGCATTTTTCGATCACGAATCGATTAGGAAATACATAATCATTTTCGGTAGACTGTTTTCCGATTTGTCGGTGGAACGATCAGACGCCAATGGTGTGAGACAGCAAACATTGCCTGTTCCTTTGGCCTATGGTCCTAGGGAGAAATGGTTAAGCAGATTGAACGTGGACAGTGATTTGGGGCGAGAAGTCGCAATTCAGCTTCCGCGAATGGGCTTTGAGATTTTAGGCATCACTTATGCTCCTGAAAGAGCTAAGGGCGCGATACAGAGGAATGTGGCAGTATCCACATCTGATTCGCAGAAATTGAAAAACCAATATGTCGGAGTGCCATACGATTTTGAGATATCTCTATCAATCATGGTGAAGAATGCCAATGACGGCGCTCAGATACTCCAACAAATTCTACCATTCTTTACGCCCGACTGGACAATATCTGCTAACATGATACCCGAAATGGGGTTCAAGACTGATATTCCTATTATCCTGACATCGGTTGCTACCGAAGATCAGTATGATGGAGATTTCGATACCCGCCGTGCCCTGATATGGACATTGGATTTTCAGGTCAAGGGATATCTATACGGCCCAGTGAAGACAGACGAAATCATCAAGAAGGTTACCACAGATTTCTTCATCCCCACGCCTGTTGCCAATACGTTCATCCAAGACTCAGACATTGGCACCACAGCTACGGCGTCAAGAATCGAGACAACACCAGGTCTTCTAGCCGACGGAACAGCTACCACAAATTCGACAGCATCCGTAGCCTATACCACCATTGATGCGAATGACGATTACGGTTTCGCTCAGGATTTGTTCTTCTATTCTGACGGTACCATCCACGAATAAGGACTCAATATGTTAAAATTCAGTGAATACATGATCGAAGCTAAGGCACCACCGACAGTCGAAAAGCTTATCAAGAAACTTGAAAAGACAAGGAAATCCATTGTCGCCCATGCTAACCGTGGATATATGAATACAGGACAAAGAAGCCTCGACCTCATCGACCGATATGATGAAATTACAGATGCGATAAAAGAGATGGATAAAAATGCATGGATCGCATGGAATAAAAAGAATGGATCACATCCAGACCACGATGGACATGACTTGTTCGCATAAGATAAGGACTTTATACAATGACAAAACTTGAAGATAGTTTAGGCGAAACACTTGGATTACCCGATGTAATTGATGTGGAAGCTACAGAGGTAGTTGAGGTACAGCCTGTTCCACAAGTACCCGCTGTGATATCAGATCGGATAGTAGACGAGGATGCGGCTCTAGCAAGAGAAAACATCCGAGATGCAGTAACCCAAGGCACATTGGTACTTGACCAAGCTGTTGATGTTGCTACTGCCTCAGAGCATCCAAGAGCGTTTGAAGTGGTGGGTGGACTAATAAAGGTCATCGTGGATAGTAATCTCGCTCTAATGGACTTACAGGAAAAGAAGAAAGCCCTCAAAACAAGAGATGGTCCGGTCCAGCAGGGTGTTGGACCAACTAATAACCTAATCCTCACAACCGAAGCCCTACAAGAGATGTTGGCTAA